GGTCTTGCGACCATTCACGCCATCCACCTTACCGGGCTTATACCCGGCAAAGGTCAGCAGACGCTGCCAGAAGCGCACGTCTTTCTGTACCTGTGCCAGAGTATCAGCCATTGTCGGAGTCCTCCTTCTTTGTTTCAGTTTTATCCTTGGTGACTACGCCAATCAGACCAGCCACCGCCATGCCAGCGGCGATGATCTGCTCGGCAATAGCCGCTTCAATAGTGGCTCCGCATGCAGTTGCAAGGGCAATGACGCCCAGCCATGTGGAGCGTTCCGTCAGACGATTGAGAATGTACTTGAACATGCCAAAGGGGGCATGTCAAAAAAGCCCCGCTCGGTAAGAGTGGGGCTTAAAAATCGAAAAATATTCGTGCTATCTCCAGAGCGGATGTTTGTTCCACCCCTGAGAAAAGCCAGCTTCACCAGCTGCTTTCAATAATTTACCATTCGGCTGAACAACTTGTTCTACTCTTTCTTTCCAATGTGATGTCTGAGCTATTTTATCCAGCCAAAAACCGCACAAAATAAACACAAATGCAGTATCCTTAGAACTAAAACTTGTATGTACTGGCGCCGCTACCGGCCTCCATTCAGAAGTTGCTTTATCGTATTGGTAATACCACCTGCTATCTACAGGGGCATGCGCAAATAATGGCCAATGGCGTTTGGTTTTCTTCATCCATAAATAGTTCCAAATACGCTTATGGTGCGCACAGCGATTCCGTACTTGGTGGAGCAAGATAAAGCTGGAAGTCAGGAAATCTTCTTCTACGCCCAAGTTGGATGCCAACTTGGTTTTCAAATCGGAGCGCAAATTTTCGTAGAGAGTTTTGATATTTCCAAACGTAGTCAGTTCCATTACGATCCAGATAGGTAAATCTGCAACGTTTTTTATTCCGTGAACAACTTTACAATGCTCAATGCGAGGGTCATATGAGCCTGAATCATCATATTTAGCTTGTATGTTTGCCAACCACTTCTGATGCCTTGTCTTACCTGTTCGCTTATCAACAGTAAGCATTGCAGGGAATAAAGAAGTATCTGCATGTGGCAAATTTGTCCCTGTTTCGGTTGCCAGCAGCTGAGTGATTGCATTCCGAAGAGCAATTTCAAATCGCTCAATGGCATCCATCAGGAGGAATCTCAGCTTCCTATCAAAGAGATAAGTATTCCAAACCGGAGCAAAACTGATTTTTTGTTTGAAATAGGATGTACGTCTAGATTTGTCCTGTGGATTCAATCGACGAAAAGGCCAAGTGTATTCTTCTAGCCGATAGTATCCTATCGCTTCTACCCTTTTCTCCAAAAGTAACCGTTCATCTGTATCACGACAAACAATACCATGCTTGATTAACAAGATGGTCAAATCCTTATTTGATAATGGAGCATCGAAAGCAGACATATAAGAAAAAATGTAGCCTCTAGGCACTCCCTTAGGGGCAACTAGAGGCTCTCTAAAAAGGCGGCCCATTCGCGCACTAAGTACGCTTATCCGCAGCGATGGCTTTTTGTACCATGGAAGAAAGATGATGTCAAGCACTATTTATAATCATGATTAAAATATGGCGCAATCTTATACGCAAACTGCCAGTTGCGGCAGGTGCGGTAGTTCTTGCTTCGGTAGTGCGGGTCGTTCGGGTTGGTATCTGCCATGCTGAACTTTACCTCTTCGGCGTTCTCAATCTCAATGTAGATGCCATTCCGCTGAACGGTTAAGAGGCTTCCATCTTTTTCCCGGAAAGCCAGATGGAAGTTGCGGCTCCACACATAGGGGCGGCTGACTCCGCACAGGTAATGATAGGGAGCATCCGGCAACGTGATGTTCGAGACTTCGGTCAGGTTGGCTTTGATACGCGGGTCATATTCTCCCACGAGACAATGAGCACAATGCTCTGCCAGATTCACGCCGTGAACGTGTTTGAGCCACAGATACGAGAAGCGGCCGCTTACCTGTATTGTTCGAATGATAATCATATTTGTTCAGCATCTAGTATAGCACGTTTTTCGAGATTTTTCAAACTCTTTTTACACAAATCCGCGTTCACGCTCAATGCTTTGCATGATTATCTCAACCAGCTTGGCATGCAGATTGTGTCGGTAGCCGCCGGGGTATTCCATATTGAACTCCGTATTAAGCGCATCCAGCACTTTCTGCCGGGGAAGCCGCCGGGGATTCGATGCTATGGCATAAAGCTGGGGCTCACCCTCTGAACCGCGCAGCTCGACATGCTCGAAGTATTCCTGCAGGAGGTTGCGGAGGCTGTCATGGGTATGGAAGTGCTGCATCGTCCACACACCGCTGCGGTAAGTGGCACCGAAGTTTTCTTTATCGAGGAACTGAATATCCCGGCCGTGGCTGTTGTAGGTCTTGAACGTCTTGAGATGCTCGGTAAAACGGAGACTGCGAGTCCCGATGTAGATACGACCATCCTTTTTCAGCAAGGCATTGCAGGTCGTCAGTACAGCATGCTCAAATTGGCTGTTCACTACGGAATTGAGTACACTATCGAGCACCACCACATCTTGCAAGCCGTTGGCGCTCATGTCAAGCTGGAGCTTGTTAATCATCTGCACCACGGCTCGTACATTGAGAGCGCCTTTCTCTTGGAAATGCGGCTCATAGGACAACATCTTATACCCCTGTTTTGCCAGCATATTGGCATAGGCGCAACGACCTGAGCCAAAATCCACGGTGCGCTCATTTTTAAGCAATGAGGGGATGATGTGGTTTTCGTAGAGGGAGGATGTAATGAGGCGTGACTTCTTGCCCTGCAATCGGTGCATCTGGCAATGCAACTGGTTATAGGATTTTACGCCCAGGGCATCGTAAAAGTACACACCGTAGTCAATGGAGAGGTAGCGCATCATTTCCTCTTCCTGCTCATTGGGAATCATGTAGCAGAGACAGGGAACCCGGAGCTGTTTGCAAGCCACAGCATAATCCGAATTGAGCAGGACTCTCCCATCTTCCGCGCACACAATGGAGCCCCAGCCGCCGTACCGCATGATTAGGCCACTCATTCCGTTTACAATGAGCGCATTTGCGTTGCGCTTAAACTGGATGCACTCAGGGGCTATATAGGAGTAGGTTTCTGGTTCCAGTTCGCTGTCTGTAAGGTCCAGCGTGACCTGAGTCTTATTGGTTTCGATGCTGTTGTGAAAAAGGTTGAAGCGGATTTCATCGGTTCGGGTGATTCCCTGCAAGCGGATGGCCGGACAATGCGTCAGACCGATGGCTTTCATGGCTCGGGTGCGCTGGTGGCCAGCGGTCAGGATGCCGTTCTCGCCGTTAATGATAACCGGCTTAATCACACCGAACTTCCGCAGGCTCTCCTGCAGAAGCACGAACTTTTCTTCGGTCAACTGGCGAGGGTTGTAATCAGCCGGAGCAAGCTGGTCGAGCGGATAGGATGTGATGAACTCTGCTTTCATGGTAGATAAGGCGTTGCTTACTCTGCATCAGGCTTGTTGCGGAAATTAGAATCGCCGTATTCCATCAGCTCCAGCGCAAGCCCGTTATAGTTTCCGTGTACAGAACTGTAATCCTTGAGCAGCTTCTCGAAGCGCTCGACCTCATCCGGCTGCATGTAGATTTTCTTGGCTCCGTAGGAAATAAAGGGGAGATTGGTAATGGTGCTATCGTTGTCTGCATCCAGCGGCACGGAATCCGGCACCTCATTCATCTCCTCAATCTGGGAAAGGATGTTGTTGATTTCAGATGTCTGAAAGCCGGTAAGCTCCAAATCAATCTGCCCATCCAGTTCGCGGATGATGGCATTAAGCTCCTCTTCATCCATGTTGGAGAGTTCGGCAATCTTGTTGTCTGCCACCATATCAGCCCATTCGGCGGCTTCGTTCTCGTAGTCCTGATAATCGACAGGAACTTCCTCCAGCCCGAGCATGCGGGCGGCCAGCAAGCGACCGTGACCTTTCACGACAAATCCGGAACGGCGGCTGACAACAATAGGATTGCGCCACCCCTGATGGCGGATGATTTTCGCCAAGGCGATAATCTGGTCTTCCGGGTGGCGGTTCGGGTTGCGGGGATTCTCAATCAAGGAATCCGTAGCAACAACATCGGTGTGTGCGCAGTAAATCTTACTCATGCCCAAGGGGTGATGTCAAAATTTGCACGATTCGACTTCATAGATGCTTCATTTAAGAGCGACAAATCGGGAGTTTAACACGGTTAAATCAGCATAAATCACGGTTAAATCGGGAGTTTAACATGGTCAAATCGGCATAAATCCCGCTTAAATCAGGAGTTTAACACGGTTGAATCGGCATAAATCCTGGTTAAATCAGGAGTTTAACACGGTCAAATCGGCACAAATCCCGGTTAAATCGGGAGTTTAACACGGTCAAATCGGCATAAATCCCGCTTAAATCAGGAGTTTAACACGGTTGAATCGGCATAAATCCCGGTTAAATCAGGAGTTTAACACGGTTGAATCGGCATAAATCCCGGTTAAATCGGGAGTTTAACACGGTTAAATCGGCATAAATCCCGGTTAAATCGGGAGTTTAACACGGTCAAATCGGCATAAATCCCGGTTAAATCAGGAGTTTAACACGGTCAAATCGGCATAAATCCCGGTTAAATCGGAAGTTTAACACGGTCAAATCGGCATAAATCCCGGTTAAATCGGGAGTTCAACATGGTCAAATCGGTATAAATCCCGGTTAAATCCTCCCTTTTATTCACTCAAACTCTCCGAGCCTACTATCTTTAGCATAATCGCCCCACATACCTGCATAGCTTCGCAGTCGAGGTAATGGTTCGGGCGGTCGCCTATTTGCTTCCACGTCCAACGTCCTTTTTCGTAGGTTCGACTCTCAGAGTCGAGCATATCAAGGTAATCCTGCGGACAATTCGAGGGTACTTCCCACAGCGGTTTTTCTGTGTTCTTGCGTAAGCGGAACAGCGCGTCCTTTACGTTTAGGTTGCTCCAAAAGTACATATCTGCCACTCGGCTATAGCCAAGGTTGACTTGGCGCTTAGGCGAGTAGAAGCGTTCCACCTGCTTGCCATCTTTCTGACGATGTGTAAACGTAGTTCGCTTATCACCCATAAGAGCAGTCCAACCTTTCTCTGCACAATGCCCATACACTTCATAGCTCTGATAACCGCAGTCAATGAACACAAGGTTGCTTTGCACACCAAAGCGTTCTGCAAGGGTTGAAATATCATCCCAAGAGTGCAGCTTTTCACAATGCATCAGGCGAGAGCTGCCATCCAGCCCCCAGGCGCGTACCACCGCATAGAAACACTCGCGCTGAACATCCACCGACAAGAATCTCAACGGCACCCCGCCAATATTACCCTCATTCTCCCAGTATTCACCCATGAGATAGTCGCCGGGAGTCGTCTCAATATGAAAATCCTCGTGGAACTCATTCCACGGAAGAGCTAAGCGTTTCTGATAAAACTGCTGCAGTTGGGTGTAATCTCCTTTGCGGGCTGCTACTTTAGCGCGGAGATAGAGTTCTGCAAGTTGCCCCCAGCTCATGGTGGCAATCGCGTTCCAATGGTAGCCAACATATTCCGTGGCCGCGTTCGGATTCTGTGGCACAAAGCGAGCATGCGTATTCAGATCACGCCTCACATCATCTCTGTCCTCAAAGATTGCCCGGCAATGGGCGCAGCGCATGTGGGTGGTTGCGCGTACCTTGCGATAATCGTAGTTGCCATCTGCATCTTTGCAATCCTTACCCCACTCAACGCAGTTCCAAGTATAGGCTTGCTCTGTGCCACAATGCGGACAGGTGAACATCCACTCGCGCTGGTCGGTTGTCTCGAATTTGTTGTGCGTATCGTCCCCGGCAAATCCTCCCTGTGAACAGAAGATGCACTTGCCGAGCCAACCGAATGCGGTAGTTCGGGCTTCGGCTTCTGCCATGTGACCTTGAGGCCATCGCCAAGTTTCGTCACCAATAAGCCAACGGATAGAGCGTCGTTGAAGATTGCTCTTGTTGTAGGCTCCGGCTACCCAGAGCGTCATGCCGTTGGCAAAGTGAATGGTGGTGTTGCGCAGCTTATATTTGTCTGCGGGATAGAGAGATTTCACAGGTTGACAACAATCGAATAACTTGCGGAGTCGTCCCTCTGCTTGGTCGCGAGCATCATCGTCGTTCTGATCCAGCCAAAGTGTGGGGCCAGGCAAATTGGAAATGATGTAGCAGAGCGCCACCTCAATCGCGGTGGACTTGGAACTCTGCACGGCAGCAATGATGCTTACCAAGCGGGTGCGAGGATTAACCATCTCCTGCATGACTTCGGCCAGCATGGGAGAGTTCATCACCCGGAATCTGCCGGGGATAGGTGAGTACGGGATATTTTCGATATGTTCTTCTGCCCACTTCCAGACTTCCTTGCGGTCAGGCGGTGTCCACGCCTCACGCCACAGGTCTTCCAGATATTCGGTTTCGGGCATATTCGAGAACTTGCTTGATGATTTCCGGGGTAAGTTGATTGTCTACCAAACGAATAACTGACCAGCCGTTCAAGGTGGCAGTCAGGTACTTTTCTGCATCTGCGGCGAATCCCTTTGGAGTCAGATGCCGACCCCGGTTCCATATACCACCCTCAATTTCAATGAGGATTTTGGCATCTACCCAAGCAAAGTCGGCACGCCATCGCCGAGTCGGCTCAAAACGGAACTCCTGTACAAGCGCAGGCCCACCTGCGGCATCCCACAGACGGGCAAAGCGTTCTTCTAGTGAGGAATTGACATGTTGAGCTTTCACACAACATGGACAAAAGTCAAAATCACGGGTCAGGCTATCCTCTTTGTTTGATTAGGGCGTTTTCGGATTTTGAATTGACAAAAAAGTTTGCATTTCGTAGAATGCTTACATGACTGCAATCAGAAAGATTCTTGCTTGCATAGCTGTTACGTGTCTCAGCTATGGAGATGTTTTATATGCAGACGCTCCGCTCTACATACCAGGAGATATTTCTCTTCGTGAAAAAATAACAACTACAAAAGAAACGTACACAAGTCACATATTAGCAGCATTTGATACAGAGTCACACGGAGAATCTCTACAAGAAAGGATTGAAAGAATTTCGGCTACGATTGATACATACCCGAGTGAAGTGAACGATATCGCATTTATGGACGGATTAACATACACTCCGTTAATCTGCGCGATTTATATGAATAACTACGATCTTGTAAAAAAACTATTAGACATGGGAGCAATTCCTTTTTCTTATCGTGGAGATGAAGATATTATTGAGTCTATTCAATCGCACAAATATATATCCCCTGAAATTATAAAGTTAATTCGAACTGCACAAGCAGAATATAAACTTATTGATATTATTCTTCGCGATAGAAAATAGTGCGCTAGCATTAAACCTAGCGCACTATTTCATAGCTATATTTAATGGATGTTATAGATACCTGTTAGGATTAGGTAGTTCAATAGCAGGAACATTATAAACAACACTCATTTCCAACGCATCGTACGGATATACTGCGGAAGCTTTTTGCATACCACTTACAATAAGTGGCCATTTATTCTCTGCAATAGTTTCGTCCACGTTTGGATTGAGAACACTAATACACCCTTCTGAACCAATTCGTTTTGCAATATGCATGCGAATACCGCTTCTATTAGTTGCAGGATCAACATCTATAAGATATCCGGAAGGATTGCTCCCCGTATGAATTGCACTTACAGCGGAGGGACAACAAGTATCAGGCCATTTTTCAGCGGGAAAGGATTCATTAACGTCGTCTTCTGAGGGCTTATTAAATGGGGACACTCTAGACATCCATCCGCCTGATTGCACAGGGAAAGTCATTGTTGTCGAATCGTTGTATGTTACGGTGCCAATGCCTTTGAACACGTAACCAGACGGACAAATTGTATTAGATGAAGTTTCATCATTCATCTGACTGAAAATTACACCGTCAGTAGAACGCTCATTGAATATTACGTCATATCGTTTCGGGTATTTCATATTCAACGAGCTCGTAATATCCACTTTGCAATATGAAAGATTGGATACCTGAGGATTATAATCAATGTTCATATGATTAACCTTGATTACGTATACGCCAGATTCAAGATTAACAGCAGCAGTTTTAGTCCACTTAGCATGACCACCTTGACCACCGGGAGTTGCATCTTGGCTTGTCATGCTGATACACAATTTGCTAGTACCAGCGGAATCAAGGATTTCTAGGGTACCCCAATCATCGACAGTAAGACTGACGTTTAACTGTGCTACTAATTTCCTAGATTCAGATGTCGTATGTTCTGCATCAATAGGATGCGTAGGAACAAGAAACGGTATAGTCTGGGGAGGCATGACATCCGCTGGAGTTGAATTGTTCTTGCTATAAACTAAACACAAACGATCATACCATTTTTCTTTTGTGGAATCGAATGCGGGTTTAGTTTCTGTAGAGTCAATAGAGTTTGACATAGTATTTGTTCTTTCTATTTTTGATATTTTGTCTTCCGCTGCAACCGTAGCAGCTTGTGGACACAATAGGGGGTGAGTCAAAATCACGGAGTCAGGCTATCGCCTTTCCCCTCGTGCAATTCCTGCAACACTTCATCAATAGCTTTGGATAAAAGCTCTTGTATATCGGGTGCCGTAAGCCCGGCGAGTTGGGGAGGCATTTCTTTTTCAAACTTGGAACGCAGAAGATTCACCACGCGCCCGCATCGGCTCAGCCAAGCTTCACGCACAAGGTCTTTGAGGATATACTCGCCTTTTCTCACAGCAAGACGGAACTCTCGCTCATTGATTTCTGCCAAGAGCTTACGGATTTTCAGCCCCTCTTCATCGCCGGGTGAACTACCATCCAAATGATGCTCGTGTAAGAATCGCCGCCATGCAATCACATCATGATTGCCGTTGGACTTAGGGACAGGCGCACCATCCATCTTACGCCAGTTACTAATGCTCCTGCGCGATACTCCCAAAGCAGCAGCCAAATCTACTATCGTGCAGGTTTCGGTGATGGAAGGATCACCGCCTTGGTCGCTGCTGTAGGCAATGCTTTGCAACAGTTCTACCTCTGCTTTGGTAAGCGGCTTTTTGGCTTTGACCTTGCTGACAGCTTGCTTAATTGCATTGGCGCGGTTGACTTCAAGAACGGTGTCGGCTTGCGATGGTGTGACGATTGTTGGCATACGAGAAATGCCCCTTTCGGGGCGGGTTAAGGGTTAAAATTATTTAGTACTCGCTTGGTAATAATGCGGTTGTCACGCTTCTGTCCCATTCGGTAATGAGCCAAAGGACTCGTCCATCTTCGAACTTGTAAACGCTCAGCACCCGGCAGGGATTCTTCGGGTTAAGTGCAGCGTCGTTAATCTTCTTGTCTTCATCGCAACAATCGCCCCAGTCTCCGTAGGAGTGGCGTTTCATACACTTGGCGATTTCTTCTTGCGAAAATACTTCGTTTGCCCCATGGGTGACAACGGTTCGCCCGAGTTTTACCTTAATCCGGCATGCTTCCACGAACCACGGCGGGCGAACTGTGCAGGCGGTGTGATTCCACCAGACTTCCTCCAGCTTTTCCGGGGCAACACCCTCTTCCGTTTCGAGGAGGAGGTAACCTTTTTCTTTCGTAACGTAGCCCCATTCCAACTTGCGGGTTCCATCCTGCATGGCGAAAATGCGTACCTCGTTGGAGCGGTTGCTGGTGAAGCGGCGAGGGTACCGGAATGCCAGCCCGCCGATGTACTTCTTCTCCGGCTCCGCTGTCAGGGCTAGGAAATCCTTGCACCCAGTGCAGACGATGATGTTCTGTAGACCGCCCGCCAGCTCCTCTGCTATTTGGAGTGCGATTTTCTTGGCTTGCGCCTCCTGTTCTTCTGTGTATTTATTACTCATGGTTGTATGTAGTGTTATTCTGGGAAATTGGAAAGCCACTCCTCTTTCATGTTCTCCGGCAGGAAGTGGATGATTACGGAAATGGGTTCGATAGCGAAGTCGTCCGTGACTCTGTACCATTCCAAGCGGCGAATGCCGTCCGGCAAGGCTATCACGATGGCCATGTTGGCTCCGTTGTGTGTTTTCTGGTTCCCGAAAGTGACGGTAATGCCACCACGGTTGAATGAATGAGGTTCGTGTACGACCACCTGACACTCCTGTGGCTGCTTGCATTCGCCCCAAAGCTCGTATTGCAGTGTTTCAGCGTCTACTAACGCCCCGGGCCATGCCGTATTTTTTAATTCTTGCATATTGCTTGTTAATGGTTTATGTATCGTTCAGTATAGCACATTGCCGGATTTTTGTCACGCAGTTTTTTACTCTTTTTTTCTTCATTCTCAACGGCTTAAATCAGGAATCCCGCCTACTCAAATGTAGGCGGGAGAGTGTTAGATACATCCTGTAAGGCGTGATTGTTTTCCTCTCGAATGGACTTCAATTCTCGGGTTGATTCTTTCAACTCAGCTCGCCATCGCTCAAGACTCGTATGCGAATCGTAGAGTACCCAAGCAAGGAATGCAAGATAGACGAAACAAATGCCCCAAGAGATACGTTTGCTGATGGAACGATAGCGTTCTTCTCGGGCTTGGATGTCATCTTCGGAGGGAATGGACTGGTACATGGTGGTATGATGTTTGTTGGTTAAAGTGGGAAAAAAGTGGGAATGAAAACGCATACTCGTTCCCACTTTCAGATGGCGTACACGCCGGAAGTTCTGATTAAGCGGATATTTCGTATGCTTAATGTTTTACATTGTTTTTTAAGAGATGAAAATCGCTCCAAAAACGGGGATAAAATGTGCCAAAAAAGTGGGAATGAGAAAAAATAGGTTTGCGCTGTTTTTCCACTTGCCAAAGACGGGTGGCCGCCAACTCATTGAGCGTTAATAGATTCCTTTGTTTTGGTCTTACACGCGCTCTGATGTGGCCTGAGGCGCCATTGTCCGTAAATGGGTGGTTTCATGTCGAAATTGCAGCTATTTGGGTTATGCTAAGACGTTGTAGGGGCTGTTACGGCGCGGATTCCAGTTCTTCCTGTCTGGCGAGAACGCGCTCGTAGAAATCAGCGATATTCTCGGTGAGTTCAATAGCCTGGGCGCATTGTTCAGCGGTGTAAGTTTCCGGTTCCTGCTTGTCTACCCAGTCCGAGAACTTCATGGCATCCCACAAAGGAGGCGCACCGGGGGCGGCTCGTTCAGGTAGGTCAATGAGTCCAAACGGACGGTCGGTATTCTCGCCCAGCTCCGGGTGAGCAATATGCTCCGGCACAGGCTGCCCCTCTTCATCAAGCATCGGCTTGGCATTATGCTCGCGGATACTCTTGCGGAAAGACTTGATGGATTGCTTAGTGTCAGAGGCTGCTTTCAGCATAGATTCGCGGGTAGCGAAGTCATTGCTGAGGCAAGCGGCTTCCACATGGTGCGAAAAGCTGAGGTCAGCATGACGCATCTCGATGGGGTAAGCGTTACAAACACGCACCATGTTGCGGAGCGTTCCGATAGAATACCCCGTAGCTTGCGAGGCTTCCTCGTATTTGCTGACAACATGCTTATTACCCCACTTGCGTTCCATCAGGAGCAACGTATCACCGAGCAACCAATTGCACGACTTATGCATGGATAGTACCGTATCCAAAAGTTCATTTGCTACGGCAACGGTAATATTCTCATTACGAATCACAAGACCGGTAATGCTCAGCTCAATACCTCCCACCTGAATGGAGGATTCTACAAAGTTAGAGTTAGGTTTACTTGTCACGACGTCGTGACAAGTAAAGTCCACTCTAGCTTTTTCAGACCCGTTTTCAGTGCAGGAAAAAGCCTTCCCGGCGGTAGCCGGAGTAGTATCGAAAGTATCTGTAAAATCAGTGTTCATATTCAGTAGGTGTTAAGTCAAAATTGACGTTAAGGACTCGGCCTAGCTGCGCGAGTCGGTTAGTGTTGCGAGACTTCTCGCTACGTTGATTCGACATGGGCGGTAGACCAAAGAGCCTTTCAAGTTGGCGGACGTGGTAGTGAAAATCCTGCTTACTCATGCCGATAGCACGAGCATGCGACTCCAACGAGCCATTGCCCTGCAAATAGCGGATAGCAGCCCAAGTCAAACGAGGGTTACCATTGCGCTGCAAGAAAGCCCGAAGCAACTTGCGATTGCGAGCTGTTGACGAATCAGAGCCGGAGCGTTTCATTCGTCTTCTTTCCACGACCGACAATGGTCCTTGGTTGAAATCACCTTCTTCTCGCGGTTCATTCTCACCGACAAGTTGGTCAATACTATGGCCATTCACAGCCCAATCAAGCCGAGGCTCCAACAAGCCTAGCTCCCGAGCATGTAAGCGAGCCTCCGGAGAAAGCGACTCCAGCCACTTCTTTGCTTCCGGGGATTCGTAAGCCTCCCGGTAGGCACGGTTACGCTCAACTTCACGGATAGCGTAATCATCTTTGTTCATAAACAATCTCCTTTCTGGTTGATGGTGGAAAAGCGGGAGATATGGTGTTGCCGGGGTGTGACGTTTATGTCATGACATTTAGCTATTTCAAATCTCCTTATATACGTAAATTTAAATTTTATATTACCTATACCCCTATTTTTATTTTTTCCTATATATAGTTTATCCTTTACATAAAACGTCACAAACGTCACAAGAAAACAATAAAGGCTGATAAATAAGGACTTACAGCAATGACGTTTTGCTATGACATTTGATTTTGCAAATGTCACAAACCTGCTAAACGTCACAGGCAGATGCGGGTTAGAATGGGCACAGTTCATCGAGTTCTCCTTCCTGATTCGTGTTGTTGAGATAATCCATAAACGCTTTGCGCTTAATAATCCAGATACGTTGCTTAGAATTACGGCCATATTCGAGGGGGAAATCGCCGGTACTGGCCAGAGCACTCATACGCTTCCCGATACTTCGAGCCGTAACCTCACCGCGCAACATGTCATTGACTCCATCTACCAGCATCATCTGCTGCAAGAACCACGTTGCAGAGCCCTCCAGTACATCCAAACGGCTGTCGGCATCAAACGCAGCCTGCACAAACAAGCAGAGAATCTCTTGGAACGAGGCGGTAGAGCTTGAGTTAGAGGCTTCTGCAAGCAACTCAGGATGCAGATAGTTACGCACACCCCAGCGGGCATCACCTACACAATGCTCGGGAATCTCCCAATTCAGCAGATAGGAGCACAATGCCCCCATCTCAGCCTTGGCTTTGGCTGCACCATCCCTATCTTGCATGGGCTCATCAGATGTCTTGAACAGGCTGATTTTATCGCGGTTACTTACCTCAATATCAGGCAAGATTTGTAGCGAATCAGGGTCGGTATTGAGCGTGACAATGATGCGACCTTGCCAATAGATTTCCGCAGCACTCTTGTATTTTCCCTCACAGGTATGGAGCTGGTTTGCTGCCATCTTTTTCAAGGCTTTCGCAAAGATGTTTCTCTCTCGGGAATCCCCCTTGGCCACGGTATCATTTAACGTCCAGACACCTATGCGCATCAGGTAATCATTGAATCGCGTCTGACCAAGAATATACGCACTGGCATCCAATGAGCCACCAAGACTTTCGCCATAAAGACATTCTGACAGGAAGTTTTTGCCACAGCCAACACCACCGGCCACAAAAAGCACATGTCCATTGCGGGGTCGCCCCTCATATGCGTTGCGGTAAGCATAAGCCCAGGCTGCCATAAAGCGGTCACGTTGAATGATGTCCGGGAAGAGTCGTTCCATGAATGAAGCAATCCAAGGAAAGCCATCACTCCAGGAATGCCCTTGGCTCAAATCCGGCTCATGAACGCGCAGGAAGCTGGTATTGAGTCGAGGCTCATCCTGAATCCGTACGATGGTTTCTTTACGGTAGATAAAGGGTGTTGCAGCCGGGAGAGAATTGAGCAAGATGATTTTCGCCATGAGTTGCTTCACCGGGCTTTCTTCACCAATGACTTCTGGCTTACTACTCACGTTATAATGCTCATTAGCGAAAAGCTCAAAGTTCTGGCGGTTAAGACATTGCCAACCGGGAACAGACATACCATTCTCGCATTTATAGCTGCTGCGGATGTAGAAGTTATTGTTGACGAAAAAGCACTCACTCAAAGCCTTGCCGAACGTATCAGCTCGGTAAACATCAATGAAATCAGTACCGAAAATGTCTGCCCACGATTGGAATGGGAACGCCCCTGTGAAGCACACCATACCATTCTCGCGCACGATGGCAGCAGTAGAACAATCAGCCAACGGATCCCAAAATCGAACGCCTCGCGCACCTAGCTCAAAATCCCCCTGCCAACGCTTATCCCAGCCCCGCTTTTTCATTTCCTCGCGTATACGATCCAGCGGGATTTGGACGCCGGATTGAGTAAACTTGCTCTTTTTCAAGGCTTCATCCAGCCAAAGCACCGATAGGGATTCGGAAATCGGCTCGGGACTGACCATCTTCCAATCCCACCCGGCATGGTAATACTGAGTAGGGTTGAAATAAGCCTTGCCGTCCAATGGACCATAAGCATTCTTGAGTTTGAGCTTGCGGGCAATGATGCCGAGCAAATCCTGAACCATCTCGGCATTGGGCATCAGAGGGATAGGCGTTTGCAACAACCAGACCGCATGTGTACCACCGGAATAGGAGGTGGATATGAAATTAGGCTTGATGACGAGTTTGTCAGTCTTTTTATGTCTCTCCGCATCAGTCAGTTGCATATCATAATCAGCCACAACCGCCAGCAATGCAGCCGGAACATTTTCACGTCCTACTCGCTGCGATTGATTCAATCCTCGAATGCCGGAAAATACACAATCCCGAGTATCAGGATTCGTGAGGTAGGTACGATAGGCAGCCTTGCTCGGGAGTTTTTCATGGGGAATAACCTGAGCTTCCCAAGGGTTCCCGACCTCGACAGCATGCGCGGCGAGGTTGGGGAGCATGGGGAGCCCGGAAGAGGCTACATGAGAGGTCAATTCTGTAGCCTGTGTAGCCTCATCTTGTAGCCCCGTTGTAGCCTCTCGGGCTACAAACTGGGTGTTTTCTGTAGCCTCAGAGGCTACATGAGAGGTCGATTCTGTTGCCTGTGTAGCCTCATTTTGTAGCCCCGTTGTAGCCTCTTGGGCTACAAACTGGGTATTTTCTGTAGCCTCTGAGGCTACAATCGCAATTGAGTTTGTAGCCTTGAAACGCGTATACTGCGTCCATTTTTCACGATAGGCTCTCATTTTTACCGTCTGCGCGGGTATACCAAACCTATCTGCCGTGAGCTTGTAGCTCCGGCAGGAAAGGTAGAACTCGCGGACTTCATTCCAATCAATCTGGCTCATTTTGTGTAAAAGGTTGAGGTTGTCGTTTCGGCTGCTAGGGGTAGCCCCTCCAGCCATTCCGGTGCGGTTGTCATGATGCGGTGTATATCAATAAGCGCGTTGTCAACATCAGCGGTGGGGACTTCTACCACCACTTCATCATGGATGTGCATGACAACGCGATACCCGGCAGCATCCAAGTTCAACAGGATTTCACCCAGCACGTCACGAGCGGTCGCAGATGTCAGGTTCTCCGTCAATTTGCCGCCAAAGAAGCTAAAGCGCTTGCCTTGTACTTCTGCACTCATACCTTTCGGAGTCATGGCTAAATTGCGGTAATACAGCTTGCGACCTGACGGCAACGGAAGAGCAAAGCAAGGTTTCCCCATGTTTACCGCAAAAGCCTGTTCCAATTTTGCCCACAACTGAGTGATGTGCTTATTAGAGGAGCGGAACGCCGACACAATCTGCTGAGCTTGGTGTTGCGTAATGTCCAACCCGGCCATCGTCTTGGCAATCCGAACGAACACGGCAGCTCCGGCACCGTAGCCCAGGCCAAGCACACGAGCTTTGGCCAGTCGGTACAGATTCGGGTTCTTATGCTTGAGCGGTTCGGGATCTGAATAACCCATAGTAGCGCGGGCATGGGCCTCGTAGACAGAAATACCTTTTTCCAGCTCTTCCATCATGTCATTATCGCCCGCAAGCCAACTTAGCACACGTTGCTCAATCTGGCTCAGGTCAGAAATGATGAACGTATGGCCGGGGCGAGGGATAATCATCTTGCGCAAGTCCACACCAAACATGGGTACGCGGGGCATGTTCTGAATGTTGAAACCCTCGTCGCCACTCCACCTACCTGTGTGAGCCCCAAAGTACTTGAGGCTATATGCAAAGGAGCCATCTTCTTTGATTCGGCTTTCAAGCGTTTCGAGTTTCTTTTTCAAGGTGTTTGCTTTGCGATAATCTCGCATAGCGGCCACCCACGGAAAACTCTCGCCGTACTTCTCCTCCCAAGCTGCACAGTCCTCGGAATCCTGAGCCAAAGATATCGGCGCAGGAATGCCGGCTTTAGCGCATTCTTCTTTCAAACACTTTGGTGAAAGTATAGGAGTGCTGCCATCTGCCCATGGAATTTTTGCCATAGACTCATCCATGACCCGCAAGAGTTTTTGCATTCCATCAGCCAGCAAAGGCTGGTCAACATGAACACCAAAATCCCCCATGTCGCGGGTTAAGGCAGAAAGACAACGCTCTTTCTCACTCCAGTCAGGGGCAAGTTTATTCCACAGGTGGTAGGCGTACCAAGCGTCCTTGAGACAATACTCGCCCAGGCGTTGAGCCATGCCAAGCCGGATGGCATCTTCCCAAGTCTTCCCGCACATATCGGCGCGAGTGTCCTTGTTGACGGCAACCCCGAACACGCTTTCAACGGCTGCTTTCAGGGAACGACCGTAACCGAGAGCGCTCACCAAATCTGCGGTGCATTGCCACTCGACCTGTACGTCTGCCGGGACAATCCCCAGTTCACGGAGGCGTTCAAAGCAAGCGCGGTCGAATCGGGCATTGTGCGCAACAAAGGTGTGACCATGGAACTGGAGCCAGTCCAATTTATCAGGCTTTCCTACGTAGGAGAACCCCGCCTCTGCCGAATAGACAGAGACGAGGTAGATAGAACAATCCGGGTGGTGTAAATACTGATGGATGCCTAGCGAAGTGATTGATACCTGTTTATCGTAATACGTTTCAAAATCAATCGCGTAAATCATGGCGGGTATCAGAATATCGTTTGATTTTCGGGAAGATGTACTCCCAGCCGGCTTTCGTGAGCATCGGTTTCAGCGAGATAAGCACGCCACCGCCGGAGCTTTCAGAATAGGCGCGAGTACGGGTCATGTAGCCAAGGTTCTCGCACAGATCGGAGGGGGCATTATGTCGTTCTCCATGTGAAGATACGAGATAGCCACGGTCGCGTAGCCAATAAAGCACCTCTTCCACAGTCATATCGCTGCCCTCATCTTGCAGACTTCTGGCAAGCTCATTGATGCTGATAAGTTTAAGTTCAGGCTTCATAGTAGACCTCCTTTCCGCGTACAGGGGTGAATCCGGGATAACTGACCAATGGGTGGTTGATGCACGGCTGAATCTCGCCATTCACCTTTGCCCAGACCAGATGGAATCGGCAGACAAGGTCGCCCAAGGGAGTGGGCGGGATGCTGAACTCCTCACGGTTACCAGCCACAGAAAGCTGCTGCGCGGGGTAAAGGCTCATACGGATGCCTCCTTTCTATCTGCGGGCGTGATTCGGATGACAAACAAGCGACCAACAGGGCAGGAATCGGAGCTTGTGGGCTGCGTTTCTTTCTGCTGCTGAGCTACCTGTTTTTCCTTAGAATCAGGCTTTACTTCATGTGACTTGCTGGCCTGAATCGCCTTACGGCACAGATCAGAAAGCCGCATCTCGCGCTCATGCAGCTCGGCAAGGATGTTACCTAGACGGTGAAAGCGCTCGATGTTTCCTTTGAATCCGGCCAGCCCCCAAGCATAGCAGATACGCATAGCCGTAAAGCAAACTTCACGAGCTTCTGCAGCATAAGCATGCGCTAGGTCTTCCTCTGTATTCCGGGGCTCGGAGAACAAGCCACAGATGAGGTTCCAGCCTTTGATTCGCTTCTCCAAGGACTGAGCCTTGGAACTGATATCTCCCGCCATGCGGGTAAGTTCTTGAATAGTCATATTTGGAATGGCTCCCTTGTTCTCTGGAGCTATTCCTTACAGCTGTTTCGAAGAGAGAAAGTGGACAAAATTTAGCAAAAAACATTTAACAAGCATCAATTTCTGAAAAACTTCTTCAGCCAGAAACAAAAAAAAGAAAAATCTTTCGCTGTAATCTGTTCATAATCAAAATCTACTTTTTGAACTTTCTTCAGCAGGCTTTCGATATGAGTTAAATCGGAAGCCTATGAGTGATATTTATAACATCAAAATCGGAGGCGTAGTTTTCAGCGCTAAAGTAAACAAAACGGATGCCAACTACGAGCAGGTCAATAGACAGTTTATTCTGTTGGAGATTCTGTCAAAGACTATAAATAGTCGAAAAAGCGGTAGCGAAGCGTGGCTTCAAGATGATGATAGAGCCTATGACTTTGCAATGGAGGTCTTGGCTAATGTTAAATATTACGATTGCTTCAATTGTGACATTGAACATTTCGAGAAAGTAATGCAAACATTAGTCAACCAGAAACTAATCGACTATGGCAAAGCCTGTCACAGCGGAAAAGGCAAAAAAGCATCAGCTGTGTTATCCGGAAGCTTCAACTTCGTGAGCTTGGAAAGCGACACGGGGGAAAGTAAGAAGAAGCCGGGCGGTAGAAAGGCGTGTTGGAAGGATGTGATACCTGATGTCACATCCGATAGGCCTGATGAAGAAGCGGGTATAAAAGATGCTGCAAATATTGTAATGCAGCATCTTGAAAAAATGGACAGTCTCCCTAAGCAATGTATGCTACTACACGTTCAAGGGCTTCAAAATACAGAAATAGCGCAGTTGCTTGGTATTAGCAACTCTTATGTAGGCAAGCTGTTAAAACAAACTGCAAAAACTATACGTGAAGAGTTAGACTCAATCCTCGATCAGCTCCGTTGATGTACACCTAGCGAACGTTAATCTATATCTCTTGGGTTTGTCGGGAATCTCCTCATATATGTAATCTTCTGTACTAAAGAAGGTTCCAATGGCCTTATTTAGCTTATTGAGGGATCCTGACGAACCCACTTCGCTTAACAAGAAGCCCTCATCCCCGTACTTTTTGCTCAATTCTATAAGTTTGAAGAGGAGCCTAACATTTGCACTATAGTTTTGTTTGTTGTCCGTTTTAGTATTTCGGAACATGAGCAAAGAATCAAATGCGAACGTCCTCTCCTCTTCTGCATACTTGATGTGTACTTTGCCATACCCGAGAGACATGCTCACAAGGAACAACTTCCTCGATTCAGGGAACTTGCCCGGCCAGTATTTGAGCGGCTGACTCTCGTCCTGATTTGACAAATCGAGATTTGGGTGCAGATACTCATCTAAAAGTGTCTTCGGTAGCAAACGCTCTTGTTTTGTGTCCCAGAATAGCAATTCATTAAGCCAAGCATGCTGTAATTCATCATTATCCACCTGCTCAACATATTGATCGGGAGGATTCTGAAAGAATGTAACTACAGCAATAGAGGAATTTGTGGTGTTCTTACCATAGAAAGCAGGCTTCCAGCTTCCTATGCCTAATGACAAGAAAACAGTTACATCATGAGCGTTTAGTTCCCCAAGACGATAAATGCCCTCTTTTTTCTCATCCAGTTTAACACGTTTACCGGGCATCAAAGCTTGCTGAATTGTTTTTATAAACCTATCTTTATCAATGGGTAATATTTCTACTTCGGACGCATCAATTTCAGGACCAGCTTCAATTCCTAGTTCTACGTTTATGTTACTGCCGTAGTAACTATCTGTAATATCATTGTATTTCACTTCCCACTTTATTCCATGAGCATCCTCCCAGTAATTCTCGTAATTCGGAGTTCTGTCATCTTTATCAACAAATTGCCACATGAAATCACCTATACCCGGAGCTAAATCTTCTAAGGCGTATAGTGAAGATTTGCTAATCTCTCCTGCTTGTAGCAGATTTGCAACAACTGGCCAAAACTGTTCATTTTGCTCATTTTCACATTCAAGACTCTTATATTCCTTAACGGTGTAGTTCTTCTCAAAACCTAGCCTGCGAAGCCAGCTTCGTATCAAACCTGAATATGCAGGTTTACCAACAAATAGACCTCTTTCTTTATCAATTTTGACCGTAATGTGACTATCTGAACCTTTAACATAAACCCGCAATGTTACACTCAATATCCTTTGCTCTCTTAAGGAACGAAACTTATCCCAAGCATTTCTTACATCACGACCGTGAGGATTGTTGAGTGTTATTTGATTTCCCTCGGAATTATCGGAAACATCTAGCTTAATCCCAACAATGTTTACCTTTGTGATTCGTTTCTGAAACTCATCTCGTCTAAATGCCTTAGTCAATCCATGTCTATAAATAGGTTTGAAATGATACATTTGACCGGGAACAAAAGCATTTTCCTGATTACAGAAAAACTCAGCAAAAGATTTCAAGAACAGATTATACATCCATTCTGCCCCAGATTTGATGCGTAAAGTCTTTCTATTAGTGTCCAGTACAACAGAACTTCTAGTCAGAGGTGGGTATTTAACCATACCTGCTTGCCCTGTTTCTGACATGGTTTCTTTTACTACAATTCGACCACCATGTTCAACAAGCACCCATATTTCACCATCATCAGCCTTAGGATACAGAATAACTTTACATTGAGTCATGTAATTATTTTCAATAAACCCATCATTGATTTTCTTCTCAACGCTATCCACCCTTAATTTAAGCTCAGCATCACTGGGTATTGAGAAAGTTGGCAATTTCATGCGACCATTGCTTTCAACTTCTATAAAATCGCCAATCCACTGATAATCGCGATTCGTAGATGTATCCATTGTTTGTACTCGAGACACAATCAATGCAATATTATTTTGTACGTCCGGTCTCTTATCGATGCAAAGGGCTACAATCAACGATAGCTGGTCATTCATGTCCAATCCAGTCGCTTCTAAGCCGTCTCTCCACAAAGGAAGACAAAGTTCTATATGGGCGAACATTTGGTTGTAGTTCTTATTGATGAGGTCTATTTCATCCAGTGTGTTTGATAGTTCCCGCCCAGCAGCATCATCCATATTTACACTCATTAGCGCTGCCCTCAATGCTCCCAGATAGATTTTGTATTTATCCTCACTCAAATCGAAATTATCAGGTACTCCCTTTGAAATGAGAAAATCCCGGTATGGTGCAAACAGCGCAGATAAAGCCTCCGGCTTCATGCAGTTTATAATTCCGTGTTCTGAAAAATGATTGATTATGCTTTGTTTACTCACGTTACGATGTCTCCTTTGCATCTATCTTATTCTCTCAAAGTAGGCTTGTCAAGATGTGAATATGCCCTATATCGCTGATTTTTTGCTATTTATGCTTTTTTATTCCAGTTTGGAGGCTCGACGAGGTTTTATCGTCCCTCAAAAAATCGAAGTATTCTCAATTTTTCTGTCCACTTTTTTTTCTTTTGCCAGCTGATAAGAATGAAAGGCAACAAAAATGAACTCATTACTTCCATACCAAAAAGAACACGCCGACAACATTGCGGCATCCATCGCTCAGCACCGAGTAGCCCTCGATGCGAGTGACCCCGGCACAGGTAAAACTTATGTCGCATGCTCCGTGGCTGCACGCCTCGGCAAGCCTGTGGTCATCGTCACCACCAAGGCTACCGCTCCCAACTGGGAGTCGGTGGCTGCCGGGTTCGGTATCAAGCCTGTCCTTGTGAGCAACTACGAAAAGGTACGCATCGGTAAGTTGCCGGAGTGCCGACGCAGCGGCAACCGCTACGTCTGGAACGTCCCGCAGGATGCGCTCATCATCTTCGATGAATGCCAGAAATGCAAGGGGCGTACCAGTCTGAACGCAAAACTGCTCATCGCCGCCCGCGCTCAACATCTCCGCATTTTGCTCTGTTCCGCAACTGCGGCCAGCAATCCGCTGGAGATGCGAGCCATCGGCTTTGCCCTCGGGCTGCACACCATCACCGACTTCTGGGCATGGTCTGTGCGCTATGGTGTCCGCGAAACTCCGTTTGGCATGAAGTTCACCGGGGGCGAGTATTACCTCAAGGCTCTTCACGAGAAGATTTTCCCCTCTCATGGTAGCCGCCTCCGTATCGCCGATATCCCGGACTTCCCGGAAACCGTCATCGAATCGGCGATTATCGACACGGGCAAGGCTAAGGACATCCAGCGCGTGTACGACACCATGCGCAAGGAACTCAAAGAAGCCGAGCAGGAACAGAACAAGGCGGCTCTGGCCAGTCTTGCCGAACGCATGGAAGCTCGCAGAGCCAGCCAGATGACAATCGTCCTCCGCGCCCGCCAGGCGGTGGAGCTGCACAAAGTCCCGGCGATGGTCGAAATGACCCGCGATGGTATCGAAGAGGGCATGAGCGTGATCCTGTTGGTGAACTTCACCGACACCATTCGCGAGTTGTCAGCCAAGCTCGATTGCCCCCACATCATCCACGGCGGGCAGACCGCAGAGGAACGGCAGGACATCATCGACCGCTTCCAGCGCAACGAGATTCCGGTCGTCATTGCGAACATTCAGGCGGGCGGCGTGGGCGTAAGCCTCCATGACCCGAGTGGCCAGCGTCCCCGCCTGAGCATCATCTCGCCCACATTCTCCGCGCAGGATCTGCGCCAGGCACTCGGGCGCGTTCACCGCAGCGGTGGTGCGGCCAGCATCCAGAAAATCTGCTTTGCTGCCGGAACCTGTGAAGAAAAGACCGCCAAGAGTTGTGCTGCCAAGCTTGCGCAGATTGACCTGCTCAACGATGGCGACATGCAGCCTTTCCCCCTCCAATAAACCTTAACACCTCCCTATCTCCCATGACAACGAAAGTAAAACACGCTAAGCATTCTCCCTCCAGCCTGGGTTACAAAGAAATCTGCCCGGCATTCCGTGGCCGCTCCGGCACGAATCCCGCAGCCGAAGAAGGTACGCTCATGCACGAGGCTCTGGAAAAGGACGACTTCTCCAAGCTCAACGAAGAACAGGCATTCCTCTGCGGACTCTGCCGCGACTACCGCGATGGCGAGCTGGCAAAGCTCACCCATCCGACCCTGTACCGCGAGCTTAAACTCACCATTGCAGGTGGACTCACTTATGGTACAGCCGACTTCGTGGCGGTCGCCGGGAAAATCGGCTTGCTGATGGACTGGAAATTCGGGCGTGGTGCTGTTGACCATGCGGACTCCAACGCCCAGGGCTGCGCTTACGCACTCGGCGTATTCGAGATGTTCCCGGAGTTGGAAGAACTGACCGTCCACTTCGTGCAGCCCCGCCGCCAGTTCATCAGCACGCACACCTACACCCGAGAGGACACCGAGCGCATGCGACTGCGAATCCACACCATCATCCGCCGAGCCAACGCCCGCAACCGAGAGGAGCATCCCGGCATCCATTGTTGCTACTGCGCCAAACAGGCCACCTGCGCCAAGCTCCGCAGCCTCGCGCTCCCGCTGGCCAGTCGCTACGCCGAGCTGAGCATCCCCGAGGAACTCCACCCCTCGCGCATCATCTCGCCCGAACTGATGGCCCATTGCCTCGACTGCGCCAAGGTGCTGAAAGAATGGATTGATTCGGTCAACTTCCACGCCATCGACATGGCGGTCAATGGCGAAGAAATCCCCGGCTACAAGCTCACCAGCCGCGCAGGTCGCCGCTCCATCCCGGATGCGCTCGCTGCCTACGGTGCGGTGAAAGACAGCATGTCCCTTGAGGACTTCCTCAACTGCTGTGGCAGCGTGAGCCTTGAGGAGCTGGGCAATAAAGTTTCCGCAACTGCTCCCCGTGGGCAGAAGCAGAAAAGCAAGGATGAGCTGGTCACTCGGCTTACCGAGGACGGCATCATCACCACCAGTGCGCCGAGCAAGATGCTCAAGCGTATCAAGTAATTCCAAAAGCAAACCAAATAGAATCAAGAATTATGGCTAAAATCAAACCATACGAAATCAACGGTTCCGAGCAGAAGCCCTCGGAAGTAGCAAACACCGATAACACCATCACCGCAGCAGAGGTATCCGACCTCGTTCCGGCTGTTGCCGAGACTCCGCTCCCGCTGGGTACGGTAACGGGCGACATCAGCACGGAGGACATCGTTATCCCGCGACTCAACATCGTTCAGGGTGTCGGTACTCTCTCCGAGTTGTTCGCGCCGGGCAATGTTGTGCTCAACAAGGAAGTCGTGTTGTCCGATGGCACCAAGCCGCTGGAACTGACGGTACTCTCCGCTCACAAGCAGTTCGTGGAAAATCTGCCCTTTGACTCTGAGGAAAAGCCCCGCGTATTCAATACGCTGGAGGAGGTCAAAGCTGCAGGTGGCACCATCGAATGGGTGAACGACATGCCGCCCGCATTCACGCCGATGCTGCGCGTTCAGCTGTTGTTCAAAGCCCCCGAGGGCGTAGACGACTACGCCTACCCGCTGGAGTTTGACGGTGTTCCCTACGGTCTGGCGGTCTGGACGCTGCGCGGTGTAGCCTACACCCGCGCCGGGAAGAACATCCTCACAGCGGCGAGATTCTCGCTGCGCGATGGTCTGTTCAACGGCAAGTGGGCACTCACCACCAAGCGCGAGAAGTTCGGTCGCAACAGCGTTGTGGTTCCGGTTCTGCGAAACATCGGGCGTCACACCCCGGACTTCGTGGACTTCATCAGGAATATCGGTTGATACCCCCAATGGCCGGGGTGGTGTCACCCATCACTCCGGCCAGCAGATCGCCCGCCGCCATGAAGAAGAAAACCGTGATTCCCATCAATCCGAAGTCTATTTCTCCGGCTTGCAAGGAACTGGCCAAGGCTCTGGCTCCCATCATCAGGAGAGCGATGCAGAACCCGAATATCAGCTTCGAGCGACCAGTCGAAAGAAGTGTCGTAAAGAACTTAAAATAAATGTCGTAGATAAGCAAATAAGTTCTGGACTTATGCGCTCAGTATGCTAGAGTATAGGTGCATGAATAGTAATAAGTATTTAACGCCTAATGTTTTACGTAATAGTAAAAAACGACTCATATTGACCATCACCCGATACAGGAAGTCCCGCTACTGGGCAGTATACGCCGGAGCAGAACTCCTCGCCGTGGTGCTCTACCGCAAGGGAGCCGAAGCCATCGTGGATTTCATCACCCAGACAACCATCCGCTAAGTATGACCACCAGATATAACATAAGCATGACCAAGGAGCAGGCAGAAGCGCGAATTGCGCGGCTGCAAACGCTCAACGTGAATAATCTCCAAAAGGAGTGGGTACTGCTGTTCGGTACTAAGCCGTACACCACCAACAACAGGCAGTTCCTCATCAAGCGTCTGACGTGGCGTATCAAGTGCATCCTAAACGGTGGATTGTCTGACCGCGCCCTGATGCGAGCTGAAGCCATCGCGGATGAACCCTACATTCGTCTCCAACCCCAGAAGTACAAAGTGGAGCGTGTGAAAACTATTTCCAATGAAGCTCAACCGCCGAAGCTGGAGGACTTGGAACGTGGCACGGTACTGCGCCGGGTCTATAAGGGTAAGACCCACGAGGTGACTATCCTGGGGGCAAGCTCATTCGCCTATGAGGGAGTTCGCTACGACAATCTGACCGCCATTGCATGGAAGATTTGCGGCTACCCCAAGAGCGGCAATTCATTCTTCAACCTCGCACCCACTCCCCGCAAAACCGCTAGCGCCAAGAAGTGATATGAAAGCACAAGCACCACAGATACGCCGCTGCGTGATATACACGCGCAAGTCCATTGCCAAGGGGCTCGACCAAGAGTTCAATTCTCTGGATGCTCAGGCAGATGTCTGCATGAAGTTCATTGAACGCCACAAGGATGATGGCTGGGTATACACCGGAACCTATGTAGATGCAGCCGTCAGCGGTACCACGGTAGAGCGCGAGCAGCTTACCGCGCTGCGCCGACTGGTGAAAGCCGGAGCCGTGGACTGCATCGTGGTCTACAAGCTGGATCGTCTCAGCCGTGACTTGGCGGACTTCTCCATCCTCATGAAAGAATTTGCCGAGAATGGCGTGATATTCGAGAGCGCCACGCAATGCCTCCAGAGCGACACGCCCGAGGGTAAGCTTTCCATGAACATGATGGCGGTAGTGGCCGACTACGAAGCTGCTATCATTCGCGCCCGACTCCGAGATAAAATACGCGCCACGCGTGCGCGAGGACGCTGGGTAGGTGGACGCCCGCCCTATGGGTATCAGCTCACCAAGCAGGGGCTCCAGATTGTTCCCGGCGAGGCCGATGTGGTTCGACTCATCTTTGACCTGCATGAGCAGGGAATGAATGTGGGTGATATCGCGGTACGCCTCAATGAAGCCAAGCACCAGTTCCGCAGCATCGGTAAAAAGCCGGCATCGGAGTGGCACGGCCAGATGGT